TTTATTGACTTGATGCACGCTTTTGCGGCAAAACCAGGTAAAGAAATAGAATTTGCACAGATAAGAGAATTCATTTATGAACTAAAGTCTCGTGGCTTTAATATCAGAAAGATTAGTGCTGACTCTTGGCAGAGTAAAGATACCCTCCAGATTTTAAAAAATAAAGGCTTTCAAACTATGACTCTATCTGTAGATAAGAATATAGAAGCATATACTTATTTAAAAGAAGCCTTGCTTGAGAAAAGAATAAACTACTATGTGCATCCTATTTTTATCAGAGAGTGTCGTTATTTAGAATTATTGGAAGGAAAAAAGGTTGACCACCCTATGGGAATGTCAAAAGATGTAGCAGATGCAGTGGCAGGTGTGTCTTGGCATTGTAACAAGTCGGTAGGTGGATTGGGAGTAGTTATTGCAGGTAATGCAGAAGGCAATCGTGCACCAGACGAAGTAAATTTTGCAAATTAATTTTTTAAAGAGGTCGGTAATATCAACTTTTACCTTTATCTCCTTTCAGTAGGAGTAGCGGTAAAATTGATTTGCCCCTCACTTTAAGTAATTAATAATATTAAAATAAATTTATGGCTAAACAATCATTTTTCAAAAGGCTTGTTTTAGATGTAGTTAAGAAGGATGTGGCTAAGCAATTAGAAATTAGATTAGAACAAGAAAAGGTAAAGTGGGCAGAGGATACTGCTGAGGAGTTAGTAAAAAAGAATTATTCATTAGGCAGAGTTGGAGATTATACCTCAACGGCTACGGGGGAGAAATTTAAGGCGGCAGGGTTAGACCCCAATAAGAAATGGAATTTAATGTATGATATTTTTTCTGAAGCTCCAGGCTCAACCCAATGTGCGGATAGGATTAGGTCGGCAGTAACAGGGGCGGGGTATCTATTACAGCCTGTGCCAGGTGGTGGTAAGAGTAAAAAAGAGTTGAAGAAGTTAATTGAATTCTTTGACCAGCCAAACGAAGACAATACCATAGAAGATGTTGTTCAGAACATAGTAACTAATTATTATGCTTATGGTAATGCGTATTTAGAAAAGACCTATGCCGAGGGGAATGATGAAGGAGGAAGGGGGGAGATTAATGCTATTTATACCTTAGCAAGTGAAGACATTAAGATTTTGGTTGACGCAGATAAGAGAAAGGCAGGAATAAATATGCCTATCGGTTATGAATTATTTGTGGGGTTTGCCGATGGCGTTAGTAGAGAAGATAAAACTATTATCTATGAGTTAGATGAGGTAATGCACTTCCGCAGACCAGACCCAAGAGGAAGACTTTATGGCAGGGCTATTTTTGAGGATAATCAATCGGTTATACAATTAATCTTACAGGCTTTAATTTATAATATTAAAACTTTTCAGAATTCGGGCAAACCACCATTGAAGATTAGATTGCCAGAAGGAACAAGTTCAACAGAAGCAATAGAGTTTAGTGCTTTCTTTGAGAAGAACTTTCAAGGTATGCATAACGCAGGCAAGGCATTAATTTTATATAATAATGCGGATGCTTCTGCTTTAGGGCTTACTCCTGGTGATATCGAATATCTTAAACTTTTAACCTTTGGGTTAAAACAAGTTGCGGGAATGTATGGTGTACCAATGATTATGATTAGTCAACCAGAAGGCAGTAATAGGGCAACCTCTTTTGAGGAGACTAAAAGTTTCTACCAGAGAGTTGTTCAGCCATTAAGAAATGCAATTTGTAATAAAATTACCCAGCAAGTTATTGTTAATTCTTTTGATATAAAAGATTGGCGGTTAGATTTTCAAGATATTGATTTAGAAGATAGTACAAGCCGAGTAGAAGAAGCCAGCAAATCATTTATGTATGGCACACGAAATTGGAATGAAGCCAGAAAGAGAATGGGGTTAGAAGCAGGCTCAGAAACTTGGATGGACGAGTTCTATGTAGTTCATAACGGTATTGCTACTCCATTAAAAGATTTTTCTTCGGGAAAGGCAAAGACACAGGCTGATAAGCAAAAAGAAAAACCAGAGGGCAAATCACAAGAAAAGTCAGAAGAGGTAGTTAAAACAGAAACTAAAGAAGAAGCCAAGAAAAAAGCGAAGAAAGAAAATGAATCAATAAATAAAGGGGAAATAGTTGATGCCTTACGCAGTCAAAATCATAAAGTTCATATTGAAGAGCATAAGAAAGTTTTATTTACCACTAAAGAAAAATATAGAGCCAGTGTTAGAGTTCATATTTATGGACACGAAGATTTCCTATATGAACAAGACGAGGAAGGCAATTATGACAGAATAAGTAAAGAATAAAATATGTATTACTCATTAGATTATGTTCAACGAGAAACAGAAGCTTTCAATAAAGAAGGTGGTTCGGCTTTTTATACTGATGAGGTAAAAACATTTTTAGAATTAGAAGGTAAGTTTGTTTCGGCGGTTTCAGAAGACTTCTTTCAATCTCAAGCCAATAGGTTTCCTTATGGGATTATCAGAGATTTTTTACAAGTGTACCCAAAATTAGATACAACTTTAAAAACTCGGTATCGCATTGAAAAGGAATTTTTATTACGGGCTATGGACAATGAAGGGTATCTTGTTGGTGCGAAAGATGCTGAAATAGACTTATTCTATGATTATTACCAAGATGGGTATGATGTTGGCGGAAAGGTCGCTTTGCAAGATGTTAAAACGGCAATGAAAAAGGGAAGCAAGGAATCACAAAGGTTAGGTTCACAAATGGGTATTTCCTTTACCTTGAAAGACCCTATGGTTAGAAACAAACTAAAATGGGAGGCGGGCAAAAGAATAACCAGAATTAATGAAACTACTCGCAGGTTAATAGTGTCTTCTTTAATAGGTGCTTATGATAATGGGGCAGGATATGAGGGAATGAAAAAAGACCTGAAAAAGTTATTTCAAAGTTGGAAAGTACCTAAATCAGGGCAGTGGTTTACTAATAAAAGAGCAGAAATGATTTCACGCACAGAATTAGGACAAGCAGTTTCTTGGGCAAGAGAAGAAAGTTATGCCCGTAGAGATGTTAAAAAGAAATCTTGGTTAGCAGAACCCAAAGCCTGTGAAGTTTGTACGAGAGCAGTTGGAGATGGAATAATTGCTTTTGACCAACAATTTAGTAATGGCTTTCTCGGTCCATTGGCTCATCCTAATTGTCGTTGTGCTTTGTTGCCTGAAGTAGAAATTCAAGATTATTTAAAAGGGTATGCTTGGCACGGAGAAGAAGGAAATGCTTCTCACTCACAAGTTTAAATTACATTTATTACCAGCCTAAAAAAAAATTTATGACAAATGAAATTACAACTCGAACAATTAGAAATTTAATGCGAGGACTTGACCCGATAACTCGGAAGAATCTTATGAGTTTTACTAAGGATTTGCCACTTCCTCAAACCTATTCTTTTATTAAAAATTTTATGAGAAATAAAGGTCTAAGTACAAATGATGGAATGGCTACTTACCTAAAGAAAAGAGAGGGTGGGTGTAAGGGGTGTCAAGTAAAGCGTTAATCTTATGCCAATTTATACTTTTAAATGTCAAAAATGTGAGCATCAAGAGGATATGTTTTTCGGACAATTATTAGATAAGGATACAGTCAATTCCCAATGTTCAAAATGTGGTCATAATACTTTGATAAAAGTTAGGACACCTATTAATAGTGCTAATTTTTCTGAATCCAGCAGTAAAAGGTCGTTAAAAACACGAACAGGCGTTGGAGAGCTTCAATTAGCTCACGGCGCTAAGAAAGTAATTGATGAGGGCAATAAACGCTCATCCTAATAACTTATGAATAATTATACTTTGGGTTGTTTAAAAGACCCACAAGACAAAAATGATTTACTATTGAGTAGTTATCTCACCCCTAAAACTTTACCAAAAGCAATCAGTTGGTTTGATATGGCTATTCCTTTATTAAACCAAGGCGAAGACCCAGCCTGTGTAGGCTATTCAGGGGTAGGGCTAAAAAGAGAACACGAAAAGTTAGAAACTAAAGAAATATTAACTTTTTCAGGGTTAGACTTATATAACAGATGCAAGGCAGTTGATGGAATGCCTGATGAGAAGGGAACATTTATTAGAGTAATGCTAAAACTTTTACAAAATGAAGGATTGAAAGATGCAGAAGGCAATACTTATAAGATAGGACCTTATGTAGCAGTTAAGAATGTTGATGAGTTGCGTTATGCAATTACTGCTAATGGTTTTGCAATTATCGGTGTTGAAGTTTTTGAGAATTTCTTTAACCCTGTTAATGGAATAATTGATTATAAAGAAGGGTTAAAGTCAGGGGGATTGCACGCTATTTTAGTAGGGGGCTTTGATGATATAAATGAACGAATGCCTTTTAAGAATAGTTGGGGTCCTGCTTGGGGTTTGGGTGGCTATGGATACTTAACTTACCGTTATATTGAAAAAACATTAAATGACGGGTGGACAGCAGTTGATGTCAATAATGAAAAATCTCCCGCTTCTAATTTATTAAATTTTGATTTATTAAAAAAAGATTTAAACACTTTAAAAATTAACTAATTTCAGAATAAAATCTTATTCTGAATACAGAAAGTAATATGGAAAATCAACCACAAAATAATGAAAAACCAGTTCGTGTTCCTGCAAAGGCAGAACACCAAGTTAAAATTATTGTAAAGAAAGATGCAAAGGAACTGGAAGAGCTTACCAATGAGTTCTTATCTACTATCTCTGATGAAAGACGATTAAATGGAGTAGTATTTGCAGTTAATCCTAAGACAGGTGAATTAATCCAGGTTATTAATTATTCAAACATTTCACCGATGACTCCTGAAGAATGGCAAGAAAAACAAGAGGTTCAAAAGAAATTTTCTAAAGGGTTTGCCCCAGGAAATTTAATGCCAAATAAAGCGGACAGTGAAGGACCGAAAGTTGAGCAATTATAAACCTATGGCTAAAGTTCAAGACCTATCAACATTAGGACAAAGTAAAGAAGGTAAGATTTTAGATTTACGCTTACCTTCTCCAGATGCAAGACCTTTAACCACAAAGGAATTTTCAGAATTTTCTGTTTATAACTTTGACCAAGTGGGAAAAGCATTGAGAGATATTTTTGAATATCTTAAAGGGCAGAACAATGTTAATGAAGTTCTTACACAGCGTTTAGACACAGTAGAAGCGGTGTTAGATGCTTGGATTAAAGAAGCTAAGAAATTAGATATTAAAAAAGATGAAAACACGAAAACTAACAAGTAAAGAATGGGAAGGAATTTGTGATGCAGTAGAAGAAGTATTCCCAAAAGGAAAATGCCAGGATAGAGGCAAGGCATTAGTATTAGTGCCAAAACTTTTATTAGTTCTTAACCTTTTACCAAAAGAGTATGTATAACACAGATAAACTTCAATCAGGAATAACTGATGAGTATTTGAATATGTTTAAAGAGTGGACAACTCGCCCAATTAAGTTGCTTGAAATTGGTTATTTGAATGGTGGGTTTCTTAATTGGGTAAGAGAGGTTTTTGCTGATTCTTTGGTGTATGGCATAGGCATTCACCCACCTATATCAATGCCTGATAAAAATATTCATCTTTTCCAAGTAGACCAAAATAATATAGAGGGTTTAATAGCTTTTGGAAAAGAGCACGGAAATTTTGATATTATTTGTGATGATGCTTCACATAAGGAAAAAGAAACCAGAAATAGTTTTAATTGTCTATGGCAGTTTGTTAACCCAGGTGGTTGGTATGTAATTGAGGATTGGAGTATTCATTATAAATATTTTGAATATGGTGAAATGGCAAAAGTTATTAGTAATATAATGATTCATAAAATGAAGTTTGGCGTTAATCAAATAAAAATTATAGATAGAGCAGGGTGTTCACTTGCTTTCTTTCAGAAAAATTTATGAAACTTTTAATTTACGGAGATTATTATAAACAACCATCAGGATTCGCCAGAGAATTCAGAGATTTAATTTTGCCTTTAAAAAAGAAAGGGTATGAAATTAGACAGGTAGGTTTGGGGTTTAATGGCTTTCCAGAAGATAAGGAGATAAAAGTTTATCCAGGCAAGTTTTATAAATTAGAGAGTCATTGGGCAAGAGAAATGCTTGAGTATGCTTTATCAGAGTTTAAACCAGATATTATTCTAACCTTGGGGGATTACTATATGTTGCCAAAAATAGCTTTTGCTATGGCGTACCCACGCAAAGGTAAATGGATTCATTGGGGAGTATTGGACGGTGGTCCGTTAGGTTTTGGTTGTAAAGAACCTTTAAAATGGGTTGACTACAATTTATATCACAGTGTGTTCGCAGAAGATGAAATAAAAAAAGTATTACCAGAGAGTAAGGGAGAAGTTTTCTTTCCTGCCACTGACCCAAAGATTTTCTATGAAATGGATAAAAAGCAGTTAAAGAAAGATTTTAATTGTGAAAAGAACTTTGTCATTACTACTCTTGCCAGAAATCAGACCAGAAAGAATTTACCGGCTTTAATTAAGGCAATGCCAAAAATAAAAGAAGCAATACCAGAAGCAATACTATTATTAGGGTTAACTCATTCAACCACTACCCCTGAGGGGGCTAAAGAAGGACACGAGATAGAATATATTATTGATTATTACAAGGTTAATGATTGTGTTGTAATGCCCAGAGAGAAAAACAAAGATGGCTCTTTATCAGAGAAAACTATTAGAGAGATTTACAACTTAGGGGATATTTTTTGCTTGCCAACTATGGGAGAAGGCTTTGGAATGATTTTTCACGAAAGTATGGCTTGCGGAGTGCCTGTGTTAGCGACTAACTGCTCGGCAGTACCTTATACCTTAAATGATTTAGGATATTTGATAGAACCGAAGGTTAGTTTCCATCACGCTGATGGTGTGAGCCAAGCTGTAGTAGATTCAGACGATATTGCAGATAAGATAGTTGATATTTATAGAAATCAAGATTTATTAAAAGAAAAAGCAAAGGAAGGTAAAAAATTTGTTAGTCAGCTTACTCCTGAAGACAGGGCTGATAAGTTAGACCTGATATTTAAAAAGGTCATAAAATATAATTATCATCCTT